TACTCGTCCATGTACACGCCGCTGAACCCGAGGCCGCGCATTGCGTCTGCGTTGTCTGCGCCGAATAGGCTGACTTTCGTGTTGTTAACGAGCGTGATAGTCATCATCTGCTCGTTGGTGTCGCTGATGAGCGGCTGGGCGTAGTGCTTGAAGTAGTCCCACGCAATGCGGCGTGCTTGGTTCTGGTATGGGGCGACATACCCGAAGAGGCCGTTTGGCCCCTTGTACATAAAGGCTGCGCGGATGATGTCGTTAACCGCTGCGACAGTCTTGCCAGCACGCCGGTGCGCGACGAGGCAGGCCCACCGCTTTGTGCGGTCGTGGAACGGCATGAAGGCCCGTCTAGGGCGGTACGGGAGTTCTACCCGCTGCTTCACTCGGGCTTGCCCCAAGTCGCCTCAATCTCAATCTTGCTGCCGTCTGGGCCGCTGTGTTCGTGCCGTGCAAGTTTAGGCACATGGTATTCGAGTAGGTCGCTGAAGCATTTAAACGCCGCCTCTGCGCCCTTGTTCGCGTGTATCTCTTCGAGCCAGCCCTGTAGCCGACCTGCGTTGCCGTCTACGAAACGCGCAATGGCTTCTCTAGCCAATTGCGTTGACTCGTTAGGCACGCCCTTTGGTCTGCCGGGGCCACCCTTTCTGCCCTTTTTGAAAGAACCTTCGTTAACCATGTGAACAGTTTACTGCTGTTTACCGCGTCGTTTCAATGCCTCTGCCAGTTTTTTGCCTTTGTCTGCCTGATTGAAGTCACGGGCTACGCTCTGGGGGATGCCTGCCCGTTTGGCGAAGGCGGGGTCATGAGCGGCTGCTGCCATGAACCTGCGCTGCTTGTCAGAAGTTGAAGGCATTACTTTTTTTTCAATACGATTTCGTTAAGCGGAACATCAAACGACTTCGACGGAAAAGTGGCTCGTCGTTCCTCTGGCGACATAAAACGTCTCGCCTCTGCCGCCCGTGCTTCTACCTCTCCTGCGCTTCGGACATATTGCGTGTATTTGTCAGGATATTTCTTCAGTTTTTCAGCGGCTTGCTGATGTTCGCCAAGCAATAACAACAAGTTTGGGTCTTTTTCTCCAAATTCTTTCACTTTTTTAATCATATCCGGGCGCGACAAGTTCAAGACTTTGCCTTCTGCAATCGGGTAGCCCATTTCTCTCATTCGATTGGCAATAGCCATTTCTCGCATTGACTTGGAAAACGCTACATCCTTTAGTTTTGCGGGGATTGCTTTGTCTCTAAATTCTCTCGGGTTTGCGCCTCGTTGGAACCCTTCGCGTCGTTGAATTGCGTGCTGCAATTCGTGAATCCCGACTCCCGCCAGAGCCTCCTCTGACGGTGCCTCCGCAATCAAAGTTTCGCCAAGAAGTTTTGGCCCTTCATCAGTTTGTATGTGCATTGCTTCATACGAACCGCGTCCTTTCGGGCCTTTCAAACCAAACTGTTGGACTTTGGCAAGGTCGGGATACGCCTCAAGCAATTCCGGGTGTTCTATCGCCACATCCGACAATCGTTGTTCTGATGGCGCGATATGAGTGAACTTACCCTTTGCGCCCACATCACTAATTTCCTGCCGCCACTCCCTATCAGGGCCGCGATACGTTCCCGTTTCTTTCCAAATCGTTTCTGGGTCAACCCCATACGCTTCCATTGCTAAAGCGCGGTCGGCTTCCTTTTGATTCCATGTTTTTGCTGACTTACCGATAAAAATGTCGCGCCGCATTGTGCCGCCTTTTTGCAACGCGGCGGCTATCCGTAGCGGGTTAACAAACTCACCCGCGAATTGACCCATTGACCGAGGGCTTTCAAACGCCTCTACAATTGGGTCAACAACAACCGCTTTAGCCGTCTGTACGGGCTGCGTGACCAGAGCCTTACCCAATGCACCAACCCCCTGCGCCGTTGCGTCTAGACGCGGTGTAGGGGCGCGTGCGGCGGCGGCTTGGGCGTACTCTGCCGTCGTCATGCGCCCGATGTTGGGGTCGCTCGTAAAGGCTTCGTAGGCAAGTCCACCGACATCCCGTGCGCGGTCTGCAAGGGTATCGACTACCCCGCCACCGAAGTCAGCGGCACGGTCGCGCATCTGCTGGAGGTATTGCAGCGCGGCAGCAACCCGTGACGGTTCAATTTTCTTCGCCATTTTACTTCTGTTACTTACGCTCTTGTTGTCCTTGCCCGTACAAAGTTAACCCTGCTGCGATTTTTGTTGGCGGCAGGCGCAAGGGCTTGTCTGGGTAGAACTCATCTGCCAAACCTTCTTCCATAACCCAATCAGGGAGCAAGCCGGTTTTTTGCGGAGCATATATCGTGTCGGCAGCACTTGCTTTGCGGTTCTGTTCACCATACGGGCCGTAGTTAACCCAACTGTTTTGCCCCCGTGTTTCCGTAGTTACCGCCTTACGAGCCAATGGGCTGTACATAGCCAAGTGCGCTCGCCAAGCGTTTTCTTCTCCGTCTGCGCGAAACCCGTGCCCATATTTAAGATGCCCGAAGTAGTCGTGAACGATGCGGAATATATCGTTTGCGGTAACCGGTACACCGTCAATAACCTCGCCTGTTTTGCGAAGTAACGGATTGTTGCTAATATCTACATCGGCGCTTTTTGTACTGCCAAATCCGCTTTCAGTTGGAAACACCCACAAGTGATTGTTGTCTCGCACATCCATGATTGCAGCGCGAGGGTTCTTTGCATACGGGTCAGGCATATCGGGACGGATAAACTCAATCTTTAACCCCGTCTTTTTAATTTCGTTCCATTGGTCAAGCGTTTCATTAATCATCGCGTCATACGCCGCTTTAACTTTTGGGTCGTTTGGAGCGTGCGGCATTTCGTCGTAAGCAGCAGCAATTTTAGTTGCTCGTTCGGGTATTACTTTTCTAAAAACTTTAGGGGGTTCGTATGGAATATTTTTGCTCGATGCGTAACTTTCCGCAGTCTTTATGGCTTTCTTATAAGGGGAGGCAACATAGGGGCGGCCTGCAACGGTGAGGGGTTCTGTAGGGGTGCCAATGAGGGCAGGTTTGCCACCTGCTGCCCTCGTAGCCGCTCCCTGTGCTTCTGCCACGCTGCGATTTCTTCCGGGTCGTCCAAGTGACTCAAATCCGGGGATTGACTTTGCATATTCAACTCCTCTTTCGATTGTGGTTCCAATTCGAGTTGCAGGGCCAAGCGGGTTAACAAAACTAGCAGCAACATCGCCCATTGTTTCCATCGCATTGTCTGTACGCGGGTAAGCAAGTCCTGCTCTAGCGGCTTGGTCAATCATCCAATCTGAACCGCCAACGGGGGCTTCTGTTGGATAGCCAGCCGCAGCCATGCCAAGCGCCGAAATGTCTACAGGCGCTCCAAGCATCCGATATGGCGCACGGCTTGCGCCACGCCCAAACGCCGCTACTGCTTGACCTTGTTGAGCAAGGGAAGGCACCGCATCACCGGCTAATCCAAACCGTTCTTGATATTCGTCGGGCCGCGCCGTTCCCGGCGTGTTAGCAAACTGGGCAACACGGTCGCGCATCTGCTGTAAATATTGCAGCGCGGCAGCGTACTTTGACGGTTCCGCTTTCTTCGCCATTATTCGAGGTTTTCGAGTTTGTACTTAAGGCTTGTCACCGCATCAACCACGGCATCGAACAGGTTAACAAGGTCACTGTCCTTCGGGAGTGAGCCTTTGATTTCGTCGAGGAAGGTCAGCAGCGACTTCACATACGCCTTCGGGTTGCTGTTCTTATGGAACTCGACATCGTAGCCCGTGATGATTGAATACCTACCCTGATAGGCTTCTGCGTATTTATCCACAAGACCGGGAATGGCCTCGTAGTATTCCGCAAGCGCCATGTGCTGCGCGAAGGACTTAGTAGCAAGGTGCTGAAGGTGCGTGATGGTCGCGCTGTGGAACATGGTTCCGACAAAAAGCGCAGCGGTTTTTTCGTGAGCAGCCATGACTCTCCCCTATGGTACGATGATGCTAGACCCCTACAGGGAAGGATGCAAGCATGACTACTATCTCCGACGAGTACCGCGCCCAGCAGGTTGAACTGCACACCAATCCCGCCTATGGCGTGGCTTCCATCGCTTTTGCGCCCATCGTTGCAAAGTTAATCGTGGATAACGGCATCAAGTCGTTGTCCGACTACGGTGCTGGCAAGAAGAACCTGCAACGCGCCCTTGAGCCTGCGGGTATCTCGATTGACTACCGACCCTATGACCCTGCCTTTCCAGAATACGGCGACCCACAAGAGGCCGACCTTGTGGCCTGCATTGATGTCCTAGAACACATTGAACCCGACCGGCTCGACGCGGTGTTGGATGACCTTGCCC